AGTTCATTTAAATCATAATATTGTGAATAAAAATTTAATGAACCTTCATCAAATACATAATATTTACCAACTTTTTTATTATCTTTAAGGAATTTATTGAATACAAATACTTGTTTTTGTTTATTTAATTCTTCTGGTACTAATCCGCTTTTTAACAATCCATTAAAGTTCTGTAAAGTTAATCGCTTCTTTGGGTCACAAACTAATGATATATAATATGCCATAATTGCATATCTCGGATTCTCTTTACAAATTTCTGATGCCCATTTATTATCAATCTTATCAAAAGCTCCTGACTTAATCAAAGATACCATTTGAGTTTTATTTAATGGACATCTATTCATAAAATCAATAATTCCTGTATATGGGCGGCCGCTAATAATTTGATCAATTACTGGTCCACCAATTTTATTAACACCTTTTAATCCAAACAAAATTTCATTATTTGGTTCGTCTGGTTCAAAACTAAAACCAGATTTATTAATATCAATTAGAGATACTTTAATTCCTCTTGATGTTATATCTCCGATAGCTTTTGCTAACTTTGAATAATCAGTTGATTTATCTTTTGTGTTTCCATCGTCATCATCATCTTCTTCATTTTCAAGAGATGCACTATTAACAATGAGACAAGCTGTATTCCAATAAATTGGATTCCAATGAGTTGCAATATAAATTGTTTGTGCTCCGATAAATGAATATGCAAGAGCATGAATAATTGAGAATGAATACCCCATCTGAGGTCCAACACCACATTCCCAAATATATTTACCAAGAGCAGAACTTGTTGCCTTATCCAAAATTTGTTGATGCAATTCTGGAATTTTTGCCATTTGTTTTTTACCAACAATCTTACGAGCGGCGTTCGCTTCTTTAAGAGAGAAACCACAGATTTTATCATCCATCAACATTCGCATTAACTGCTCCTGAGATGGAGGTACTCCATAAGATTGTTTAAAATATGGTTCAACAGCAGTTTGTTCTTCTTTTGTTAAACCAGCTCGATCCATTTCTTGATACCATAATGATAAATTATTTTTATAACGAATATATTTTTCCATTGGTGTTTCTGCACCTTTTTCTGCGGTCATAAGACGCATTAAACCATTGGCATCCGCCATTTCCATAATATTTGTTGGCTTAATTTTCTTTGCAGCCTGAGAACCAACATCTGAATCAAACTGGAAAATATTTAAAACACTATTTTCTTGTAATGCTTTCCATATAGTTTTATCATCCAAAGGAAGAACTTCTGGATGAAGATATTTATCGTACACTTCCCTTAATGTTAAATTGCTATCAATTTTATTATATTTTTGAAGAAGTCTAATAGTTTCAACAATTTTATCTTGTACTTCTGTTACTAAGAAGTCATATTTTGTCATGCCACATGCTTCACATTTATGAAGATCCCATTGAGTAATAATTTCACCTTTTGGAGTTTTCATAAAACATCCAAATTCATATGGATCTTCATCAAAAAGGATAACACCAGAAGCATGACTACTTCTTTTATTAATCAATCCTTCGATTGCCATTGCAATATCCAAAAGTCCAGGATACTGATTTATTTCTGTAATAAATGGAGTAATTGGTTTTCTATCTTTATCTTTATTTCCATAAACAACGTCTTTTAGGGGCCAGAGAAAACCTCTTTCACTTGGAATTAAAGATGATAAAAACTGGCCCGTATCAACATCAATTCCATCTGGAAAATCTTCAGATCTGTAACCTCTACAAGCAGTGAGAACAGCACTTTTTGTTCCTTCGGTTCCAAAGGTAGCTATAAGAGTGCATCCAAGATTTTTCCTTGAGAGTTCATCAACTTCACTTGAAAAGTTCGCACCTCGTTCCTCCTTTATTCTTTGAAGAATTAATGGTCTTTTGCTTGGGCATAGATCAATATCAATGTCTCCAAGCTCTACACGATCTCGATTGAGATATCTCCAGAATGGTAATCCCCACTGAATAGGGTCTAGCTGAGTTATACCTAAAAGATAATGATTTAAACCTGAACAAGATGAGCCTCTGCCCGCACCGACCGTACTGCCGCACTCCCAAAAGAGATCAACATAATGCTGAAGAGTTATTGGATAACTAAACATATTAGTTTCAAGTTTTTCACTAATTGTTTTCTTTATATCTGCTTCTTCTTCGAGTCGAGAAAGATATGTATCATTATATAAATCTTTTTTTAATAATTCATGTAAACATTCATTTACCCAATATCTTTCATATTTATCATCTGAATGCAACATATTATTTAATACTGGATAGTCTATATCATCATTTGCTTTAGGATAATCAATTACATTTACTTTTGGAATAGTTTGTTTATGTGCAATACTATAATTTTCAATTTTATTATAAATCTCATATGAATTATTTACTAATTCATCATAATCCAATTCAGATGGAGCAATATTTTCTTTTATATTATTTTCATCTTGAAGATATGCGTATTCATAAAATGCATCAACTTCACGCTCTCCACCTTTTGAATTAAGATATGCTTTATGAACATATCTATCTTCTTTTTTAAGATAGTGAGCGTCTGATCCAAGAACCATTTTACATTTAAATGCGGCGGCCACAGCTTTGAGACGTTTATTAACCGCGATCTGTTCACTAGACTGACCTGGTGCACATTCAATATAAAAATCATTACTAAAAAGTTTTTTACACCATAAAATAAATTTTACAATATCATTATGCGCTTCTGCAACACCCGCCGCATCTTCATGTTTTTCGGCCTTAATAAGATTTAAAACTTGAGAAGATACTTCTCCACCAATACATGCGGTTGTTGCAATTAAAGTTCCTGGATATTTATTAACAATTTCTTCAAGATCTCCATAAGTTGTTGGAACTCTTTCAAGACCTCTATCCCAATAACTATTCATCCACGCTCTTGAAGATAATTCTCGTAATGCTCTAAATCCAGTTTTATTTTTTGCTATTAAAATAAAATGATAATATTTTTGACCCATCTCTCTATTGGGTGTTAAATATATTTCATTACCTAATGCAACTTTAAAATCTGGGTGATTTTTTAAAATATCTTGAGCATAAAAATTTGCTTGTGGCGCGCCTGAAAGACATTCATGATCTGTAAGACAATACCCACTAAGTCCAATCTCTATAGCTCTATCTGTAATATCTTTGATTTTATTTATACTATCTAAAAGCCTTAAATTACTAAATTCAGAATGAACGTGGATTTCAAACCTTTTCATTCTAGTCCCTCCCAATGATAGCCAGCAAAAGTTTTTCTTTTTCCTTGAATAACCTGTCCAATTTTCCCACTATACGAACGTTTTTGATTTATATAATCACAAGCATCTGCGTAAGAATCAAAAATCATATTTAATTCTGTACATTTACATTTTTTAGCAATAGGATTATTTTTTCCTATCATTCTTTCTTTTTGAATTTGTTTGAATTTTTGCCCTTCTTCACTTTGCCATCTTTTTAATTGACTTTCAGAAAGTTTTTTATGCCATCCTATTCCTCTGGATAGAGTTTCAATCCGTCTCTCTTCTCGATATTTTTCTTTTTCTTTTTGTGTTTTTCCAACCCAAGCATTTCCGCCAGTTCCGCCTTCAGCTAAATTATATCCAAAATTTGGATTTAATGTTTGATATTTTTGAATATATTCTTTTTCTTTTTGATTAATTTCATTTAAATTATTGCAAGTCAATAAAATTTCATGAGTAAAATTATCCCAACCATAAGACTTTATTGCAGACCAAAATCGAGGACATGTCTTATAATTGTATCCATTATTTGCCCATCTTTTTTCTGGATTTTCTGTTTTTCCAATATAACTTTTATTATTTATTTTATTAGTGTGTTTATATAAATACCACATACTAATAACCTCTTTCATTTATTTTATATAAATATATTATAACATAATAAAATAAAAAAGTCAAGCAAGTTACCCTGCTTGACTCGATTGAAAAAAAATAAATATTAGTTTACATTGTCCATTGGAGTGTACCTCCTATATAATGTTAGGTATTAGTGTTACAAAACTTGCATTACTGCAAAACTTACATGCCCATTGGACTATACCTCTCTTTCATAATATTTATTTCTTACAATTATATTATACAAAAAATTTTTGAATTTGTCAAATTTATCTTTTAATAATTTTTTTTGTTATTTTTATTATACCTAATGCAGTAAATGTTTCTATTGCACCAACAATACAAATACATAGTATCATAATAATCACAATATTATTGATTACCTCACTAAAACTAATTTTTCACTTGAACGAGTACAAGCAGTATATAACCATCGAGCATGTTCTATTTTATCAAAAGGAAACTTTTCTTCTAATACAACGACTTTTGGCCATTCACTACCCTGACTTTTATGAGTTGTAATAGCATAGGCATATGTAAACTCTTTAGGAACAATTTCTCCATATTTAGGACGCAATTTACCTAATTTATATGACAATTGCCATCCGCAACATTTTTCTCCAGTGATAATCATTTGACGATCCATCTCTGTCATTTGATAAACATCATTGGTTTCTGGTACAACTAGATCGCCAACTAAAACATCAAATTTTTTTATATTACTTTGCACAAATCTGGGAATTTCTCTCCAAGTTTGAAAACTATTTTGAAGAATACCAATAGTCCCATTAATTAAAGCGTCACCATTTAAACTTGAATCTTCCCAGTAATTGCGGAGACATATAATTTTATCTCCATCAACAGGCTCACCAGTCCTGCCTTGTAGTGCGCGCATTTGGTTATTTATAGCTTGACGCTTTGCATTTGTTGCAGTTAGGATTTGGTCTCCCCATTGTAATACACCAGTATTTAAATCTGAGTAAGGAATAATTTTTACTTCATTGCCATTAAAATAATCAATCGGTTCTTGATTTCTGATTTTCATAGTAAGCTGAATAATTTCAGAATCTTCTTCCTGTCTCATAATTTCATCAAGAAAAATATGAGGA